TATCTTCCAACAGTAGACGAGGCCAAAACAAGACTCAGCAGGTCTATCGTGAGTGCACAGAAGGCAGAACAAGCCATAAAGAACCAATTGGAAGGGCTATGTGAGTCAATGGTTAATCGAATCTTGGCCATACCACAGGAAACAATGCTGATAAATTGCGAATTGGTCAAGAAGATTAATCCATACCATGAGTTAAGGGTGCTTCCCGAACAAGATAATGATGATGACCGTACATTTTCGGATGCTATGGATGAGGATTTTGCCAATGAGGTTATTCTGAAGCGCAGGGCAATAGACAGTCTGGTTCAGGGAATCTCATATCTTTTTATGACGGCCACTTATGATGCAGATGAAATACATGAGTGGTCTGATGAGTTGCCAGACTTGTATGAGCAAATCATTGCTTTGAATGATTATCTCCTGTTTTCTGAAAAAGAGGACATCAGTGACAAAAATCCGATGTTAGGGGCGTATGTGGCAACTCATATTGGGAAAAGTGACGAGAAGAGTGTAATAGATGCTCAAGGTCTCGTATATCCCTTGCTATTGGAAGAAACTTACCGTGGGATTTTTGAGGTTTTCGCTACGCATGGTTTGCCCAATGACATCAAGGAGGCAAAGTATGTTATAAGAAGGGCTGATTTCTTGGTGGCAGAACCTTGGGACTTAAGGATTGGTGTCCCTTTGTGGCAAGAGGTTGACAAGTGTCTTGATAATAATGTTGACTCTACAATCTATCCTTATTTATTCTCTTCGATTGTCAGCATGGATGGTGTAGATTTCAATGAACTCTTCCAAATAATATTTACGGATAAGGAAGGGGCTAAACAGCAGTTTGAAGAACTTGTGGTGGAGATTAAGCATGACAAGGAATACCAACTCTTCAAGTCGGACATTGCAAGGTTCAATTTGGAAAAATCAGTAATATCCGATGGAGATGACATTGAACCAGAGGAAATAATTTCAGAAGAAAAATAAGAATGATGAAAAAGATTCAGATATCAGAAGGGAAACTCAATTCGATTGTGAGGAATGCTATTAATGAAGCTGTTGCAAAGAAAACCATAATCAACAGGCTATATAGGATAGTAGCTCCATTCACGCACGGTTTGTATCATGATAGTACTTGGCAAGGCGTGGACGAGATGGTCAGCGCATTGCGTGATGCTGGCTATGATGTAACAGTAAGTGTGGATAACGGTGGTTACCGTAACTCTCTTGGGGGGAACAGTTTGTTCGCTGGAGGTAGTGTAAGTTATTGGAAGGAATATAACCTGGAGATTCCTGTAGAGGATAGAGTTATATATGGTCGAATATGTTGCCATGCGGCAGGAACGGTAGAGGACCCTTTCTCTGCATATGACCAGACTTGCACGTTTTGGTGAAGAATAGTCAAAGTTTGCGAATATTTTTCTAAAAATGGAACTATTTATAACTGGAAAGGATAGTTCCGTGAATGATTGACCAGAAAGAATTCGCGCAAGACTATATTACATCTTACGCAGATAAATCGAGGATATATTTCATAGAAAAATATCTTAGCACTTTCGACGGTACGGAAGGGCGTGATGTTCCATTCCTTTTGTTTCCAAGACAAAAGGTTTATTGTCATGCGTTGGCTGAGAGTGAAAAGGTTGTTTCCAAGAAACACAGACAGTGCGGTATCAGTACGGTCAGTTGTGCATGGATAACAGGTGAATTAGTCTTCTCAAAACCAGATTCACCTGAAACTGTACTGTGTTTGGCCAACAAGAAAGAACAGGCACAGGAATTGCTTAGGAAGATTGTAACATTCCTTGAACAAGTCCCAAGACAATTTTGGGGTGATGAGTATTATTCCCCAGACCCAAAATCAGAAAAGAATACCAAGAGCATTTTTCTTAAGAACTCCCAAAGTTACGTTGAACTTTTTAATGGCTGTAAGATATATTGTAGGGCATCCAGTGAGAATGCTGCCAGAGGTATCAGTAGTGTTTCTATTGTCATTTTCGACGAGGCTGCCTTCATAGGCAGTGATAAGAAAGGCCTTGCAATGGCAACCTATTCATCGGCAATTGCATGTACGAGTAGTGTTGCATCAAGGAAGATTATCATGGTTAGTACACCTAACGGCAAGGATGAACTTTACTACAACACCTATAAACAGGCCATAGAGAAGAAGAACGGCTATGTAGTTGTTGAATTTAAGTGGTTCCAAGACCCACGATACAACAGATTCCTGCGTTGGCACAGGAAGAATGAGGCGACTGGTGAAGAGGAATGGATTAACGAGGAAACTCTTGACGAAGTCGGTAGGATAGAGTTCAATATGGAAAGGTGGGCTCAATTGGAACGTGAGGGATGGAAACCGACATCGCCTTGGTATGTTTCAATGTGTCAAGCCATGAACAACGACCCGATGAAGATTGCACAGGAGTTGGATGTGTCTTTCTTGGGTTCGAGTGACAACGTTGTTCCAGCAGAAACCATTGAGACTATTCGCACATCAACCGTCATTGACCCACTCGGTGATTATGGTGACCCACTTGAACCAGAAACTTGGTTCTGGAAGACTCCAATTGAAGGTCATAGATATATTTTGGCTGTAGACCCATCTAAGGGTTCATCGGATGATAGGACTTCTATTCAGGTGATTGATGCAGATGGCACGGATGAGTATGGGATGCCGCTCTTGGAACAGATAATGGAGTATAATGGGCGTGTCTTGGGTGATAAACTTGGAGACATGGCTTACAAGTATGCTACATTGTATAACAATGCCTTTATTGTTGTGGACGGCACAGGTGGTACTGGTGATGCATGTTTGTTGAGGCTTAAGAACTATTGGGGTTACAAGAATCTTTATTACGATGACCGCGTGATGAAGGATTATCTCAAGAAAGTGGAACGTTCAACAGAAAAGTATGCTGAAAGAATGCCTGGTTTCCATTTTCAAGGCAACAGGTTCTCTCTCTTGAGGAATTTTGCCAACATGGTTATTGATGGCTCTTTTACCATACATTCCATCCGTCTTTGTAACGAACTTGATACTTGGGTGTTCAAGAACGAAGATGGCAAGATGGACCACATGAGCGGCGCACACGACGACAATATAACATGCTGTGCTATGGCTCTATTCATCTACAAGTTCTCATATCAGAAACTTGAGGCGACAAAATCAAGGGATGCGGCAATTCTTGCAGGATTCATGAGAGGTGGTGGTTATCAAGCAAATACTTCTCATATAGAATATGGCCAACCAATAACTCCAAAGAAACATGCGATGCCCTTTTACAGTAGCAATGCCTTTAGAAGAGACGTGAAAATATCAAAGATTGAGGAGAATATACGCAATCCATATGTATGGTTGATGGCAAGCAAACGATAATATTTTTTTAGAAAAAATCCAACTTCCAGCTATATATTATATATATATAACCAGTTTTAAACACTTAAGGAATCCAAACTAATGGCGAACAGACTATATACCACATTCCAGAACATGTCTAAGGTTTTTAATGGGGCATGGACCACTTCCAATGGGATAGCAGATACAACTCCAGAACCAAAGCCTGAAGAGGTGTTATTTACCACAACCAACCCAATAGAATACCAAGAAAAGAAACTTGAGTTACAGCAGAACAAATACCTCCAGAACAGGTGGATTAGAGCTAACCAAAATTTATCCTTGAGTGCTTTTGCCAACCTCAGCAACATTAAGTTGATGTATAGGGATGCCGACCTCATGGATTCATACCCAGAAATCGGTGCTGCCTTGGACTTATGTTCAGAAGAGAGCGTACAGCCGAATCCTGATAACGGTGGGCAGATTGTCAATGTAAGTTCTAAGTCAGACCGTATCAAGAGTATTCTTGAGGATTTGTTTGTCAATAGACTTAACCTTCAGATTACCAGTCAAATGGTTATTAGAGCCATGTGTAAATACGGTAATCAGTTCATGCTGTTGGATATCGACAAGGATTTAGGTGTCAAAGGCTGGAGACAGTTGCCTGTCGGTGAAGTGGAAAGGGTGGAAAATGGTATCATGAATCCTTATGGTGGTGCCCAGAGTGTCAATATGGCCACTACAAACCCAAACAGTGATACTTCAACCAAGTTCTATTGGCGAAGTGAGACTGGAGGTGATTTGGTGGCCTTTAGAAACTGGCAGATAGCACATTTCAGGCTTTTGCACAATTCAATGTTCCTCCCGTATGGTGTATCTATGCTAAGTGCTGCGAGAAGACATTTTAGGATGCTTGCGCTCATGGAGGATATGATGTTAATATACAGACTGGAGCGTTCAATGGAAAGGCGTGTATATAAGATATACGTCGGTGCTCTTGATGACGAGGACATTCCTGGGTATATTGAACAGATTGCCAACCAGTTCAAGCGTACACCGATTGTCGACCCTCTGACAGGTCAATTGGATTTGAGGAAAAATATTCTGTGCGCACAGGATGACTTCTTTATCCCGACACGTTCAGAGAATGCACCCAACCCAATTGAGACGCTGGCTGGTGCAAAGAACCTTGATGCCATTGATGACATCAAGTACATACAGAAGAAGGTATGTGCTGGGTTAAGGATTCCACAATCATTCCTTAATTTTGAAGAGGCTACTGGTGACGGTAAGAATCTTGCATTGATGGATGTGCGTTTTGCAAGAACAATCAACACATACCAGCAGGCATTCCTAATGGAGTTGACCAAGGTTGCAACAATTCACTTGTATATTCTCGGTTTTGAGGATGACCTTACCAACTTCACCTTGAGTATGAATAACCCCAGCACTCAAGCAGAGCAACTTGACCTTGAGAATCTTCAGAAGAAGATTTCGATAATCAGAGACGCAGTCTCAGACCCTGGGGGTGGAATTCCCGTTTTGTCAATGCAGGAAGCTTGGAAGCGTATCATGAAGTTTAGTGACAACCAGATTAAAGACTTGCTTAATGAGATTCGTCTTGAAAAGGCTCTTTCAGCAGAATATGAGAAGACCTCACAGATAATCAAGCGTAGTGGAGTGTTTGATACGGTTGATAGGATGTACGGAGAACCTGGGGCAGAGTATCAAGAGGATGCTGGTCCAGGAAACAGCCCAGAGGGAGGTGCTCCTGGAGGTGGCGGAGGCGGCTTCGGCGGAGGTTTGGATGACTTGGGAGGCCCCGACATGGGAGCCCCAGAGGAAATTCCTGGAGAAGAAGAGTCTGAGCCAATAGAGGATATGGCTCCAGAGGGTCAGCCAATGGAAAATAGGAGGCGTGGTGGCCAGTTAATCACCGAGGATGGTATTACAGAACAGGAGAGGGCAGTCAACAGGCTCTTCAACCAGATTGTAGAGAATATGGACACCAAACAGCGAGAGGTGAAGGCACTTCCGAGGGTGGATGTATATGATAAAAATCTGATGATTAATGAGGAAATGACCTCTGTTATTAATAAACTGGATGACTTGTTGAATGATAGTCTGGAGGAGATTCTGACAGAGGACATTTCAAAACTTGAAAAGATTGAAAAAGAGGAATCGGAAGGATAAGCAAAAAAGGAGGCAAATTCAAATGCCTCCTTTTTAAGTTTTTTTTCTGTTATTATTGATTTTTCGGAAAAATCAAGCTTGAGTTATATTGACTCAGATTTTTGAGATTTTAGACAACGGAACGCCAATCATGGTCATTTCTTTATTTTTGGCCTGGTCGAAATATTTGATATCAGCAGTTTCTTCGTAGGTCATGAAGTTGACATCAAAATCATCAATGACACCTTCAATGTCACCTTTTTTGGTGTGTATAACCACCTTATCACCTGTCTTAAAGGTTCCGTCAGAGGACTTTGCATGGTACGTTCCATTTTCTTTTTGAAAGGCCTTTTGAAGTTGACCCATTTCATAGGAGATATCCTCATCTTCATCTTCAAACGAGTAGTCCTCGTCGTTTGCATATGATTCCTTAAGAAGTCTCCTAACTGACTGCATAACCATTTCCTTTAGGTCGGCTTCTGTTAGCCTGATTATCTTCTTCTTCATATTTTTTGTTATTTATATTTTATTCCCGAAAAACCTCCTCATCTCGTTCTTGAATTCATCTTTCTTTTGCTGTATTTTTGAAGCATTATCTTCACTGCGCTGAAAGAGGTCTGAACGTATAGGAGAATTAGTGTTGTATTTTTCTATGTACTTCTTTTCAATGCCATGTTTGTTGGTCTTGCTATATTCCACATCATCATTACCTTGACGCTTGGCCGCAGCATATTCCGCATTGTAGTTACCACCAGTTGCACCGTGTGTTGCGGCAAGAATTGCATAGTTCTTGATTCCTTTCTTCCCATCATGTGTGACACCACCTAACAGGTCATGACATACACTGCATTGGAAACCGCACGGAGATTTGATTTTGTTTAGTATATTCTTCAACTTCTTGCGTTGTTCTGGTGTAGTATTGTCTTTTAGGAACTGAGAAACACCTTGTGGTGTAGAGGGAATTACGTCATCCTCCTCTATTGCACCGATATTTAGTAAGAAAAGTTTCGTCGCCTTCTCTTTGTTATATTGCCAGAAGGAACATGGGCAGATATAGTAGTAACCACTACCTCCATCCCACGAACCCACGTTAAGCACTGGGATTGACGGGTTACCTAATTCGTCTTTAAGAGGTGCTTCCACTTTCAATTTGTTCAAATCCTTGTCTTCAACATAATCAACGTCGGAATAGGCATTCTCTAAGTTGACATTGGGATTTGCTGAGAAGTTTTGCATTTTGATACCATAGAAGTTTCTGTCCAAACTATCCTTGGAATGCGGAATGTCATTTCTTGAACGATTAATGGCAATGATAGTGTCTATGGGCTGTCCATCAACCAATTTTGATGGGTCTATTCTTGGATTGGCAGTGTAGGCCATTGACATGACATTGTATTTGTTACGCATCCTTAACGAGAAACGTGCTGCCTTTTCCAGCATCTCTTGGTCAACGAAGTCACCAACCTCATTGTATCTTATAAACTTGATGGGTTTCCGTGTGTGTTCAATGGATTCAATGATATATAATTCTGCAATGTCAAAGAGTCCATCCAACAAGTTATGTGCTTTGGCATGTAACACAAGATTCTGAATGATGAGATTCTTCCTTCGAGTGTCTTTTAATCTGTTTTCTCCAGCAACGGCATAACATGCTTTTTGAGTTATCGGGCAAGACATAACGCTTGGGCAGCCCAAGGCAGAGGTGAAATTGATTATCAAGGTGTCTTCTGCTGCCAGTTTTTTATTTCCGATGGAAAAGGGGCCTGATGCAATATCTACATTGTTATAGACTTCCCCATCTCCTTTGGGGAAATACATGTTCGTTAGTTTGTCGTTCTTTGTATTGTATTTGTCTCCGAAAACCTCTTTCGCATAGTTATCCATAGCAGCCTTAATGCGATTAAGGGAGTTTTTGGGTAACAATCTGCTCTCGTCTTGATTATTTTCTCTTAATATCATGGTTTTAAAAAACATTTCTCTTAATAAATATAGGCAAGAACGGCTTTTCCATGATATTTATATATAAAAGTGTGTTTTATGGTGTTAACAGAAGAACTTAAGGAACTATTTGCTGATATACGTGTGCTTTTTGGTGCACCGATTCGAAGCGTCCCCTTGGGTGATGATGAGATGTGCAGGCTATTAAAGCAAGCCGTGGGTGATTATGTGGAAGTGACACAGCAATTCATTATAAAGTCTAACTGGCTTAACATGTTGGGTCAGGATAAGACCAAGTTTGTCAATTCCTCCGAGGATTTGGCATATGCCTTAACCACAAGGACGATGGACTGGACGTTGTCATATGCCCAATGGTGTTCTAAGGAGGTTGGGTTACAGGCAAGGGGAACCAATCCCAAGTATGAGTTGAAGAAAGACTTCATCAAGATTGAGCCTGGCAAGCAAGTTTATGTCATTCCTGCTGGCAGGGAAGTTAACAGGGTGATGTGGATAACACCATCTACGACAAAAGCGGCCATGTTCTCACAGAATGGTGGCCTTGGATATGCTTTCAATGGTGGTCTTGGTTTTGGCACTCAATTCGGAGGTGCAGCAGGCTTTAATGGTTTCTATGGTTACATTGGAAGTGCATATGATACAGCATTGTTGGCGGCTGACTTGAAGTACAAAAACAAGTATTTCATGAATGACCTTGCCTACAAGATTACACTTGGTCCCAATGGGACGCATTTATTGCATTTAATGAGTGTTCCTGGGCCTTTCAACCCTAACACGTTTGGCAATATGGCCATCGATGATAAAGGGTGGGGCAGATTTAAGGATTGTTATGTTTGGTACGACTACTATCAGACAGACGGCAGTCAGAAACAGATTGATGAGTGTAGGCTGGAGCATAGGGATACATTGATACTGTCTCCGAGCGACATTCCCTTGGAGGCCATGAGGTATGAGTTGATGAATTATCAATCACAACAGACAGTTAGGCAGTTGTTGACAGCCCTATGTATGATTTCCTTGGGTAATATCTTTGGTAGATACAATGGTGCTATCAAAATACCACAGAGTGAGGCTACATTGAACTGGCAAACCTTTCATGATGACGGAAAAGCCGAGAGGGAAAGGGTTTTAAATGAATTGAAAGAGCGTTATGAGAGTATGCTGCCGTGGACAATGGCTGAGAACATGCAAAAATACGCTCAAGCCAATCTTGAGGTGCAGAAAACCAAGCCGTTTGTTAATATTTATATCCGTTAGTTGACCAAAACTATATGCTTTAGGATATAAAATGGTTGTTTTGAGGTTGAATTATATCCGAACGGGTATATTTGAGGGGAAAGACTTATATATTACACCCGAAAGGGTATATTTGAAGGGAAAGACTAAGAAATTAGGTCTTTCCTTTTATTTTTGCTAGAAAAAAAACAGTCAACTCTTGAATATTTCGGATTTTTTCAGTACATTTTTGCAAGACAATCAAAAATATGCAACAAGTAGTCAGAAAAGCCATAAAAACAGCCAATAAAATTGACACGACCAACAAAATATACCATCTTTTGATTGATGGGAACTCTGTTTTGAAGTCATCATTGGCTAATACGGACGATGTCAATGACAAGGGAGAGGAATATGGCGCAATTCTTACATTTCTTAACCGTATTGGCAATCTATTGATGAAACGTGACTTCAATCACTGCGTTGTATGTTGGGATGGTTTCAATTCTGGCGCGTTAAGGTGGCAATTATACAAGGATTATAAGGCAAACAGGGATAAAAACTATGAAGCAGCCTCAGCAATAGCCAACCCAGACAGTGATTACTTCGCTTATATTGCTGCATACTGTAAAAAGGTGCAGGATTACAACCAGAAGAATAAAATAGGTGTTAGGAGGGGTGAAACTGATGACGAAAACTTCCAACGACAGAGAGCAATCCTTCAAGAGATTCTTGATGAGTTGTTTGTGCGCCAATTCATGTACGAAAATGTGGAAGGTGACGATTTAATGGCTTATTATTGCCAGAATAAGAAGGATAACGATTATATTGTCATCGTTTCAGAGGATAGGGATATTTCTCAACTTATAAGGGATGATATATGTCTGTATATTCCAAGCATAAAGACATTTGTAAGTCCTCAGAACGATAAAAAGATACTTGGAGTGCCATATTACAACATTGTTTTGAAGAAAATGATATGCGGTGACGCAAGTGACAACATTAAGGGTATAAAGGGTATTGGTGAGAAGACACTGGAGACTTATTATCCCACTATTACAGAAAGTCAAGGGAATTTAGAGGATTTCATTGATTCTTGCAAGAAAATCCTACAGGAAAGGAAGGAAAACAAGAAAAAACCTTTAAAATGTCTTGAAAACGCGATTAATTGTGTGACAGATGGGTGTCAAGGCAAGGATGTTTATGAGATTAACAGGAAAATCATTGACCTATCAACACCATTACTTACCGAAGATGCAAAGAATGAATTGGCTGACCTTTATTGTGCGCCAATTGACTCTACTGACAGGAGTATCAAGAATGTATATAAGATAGTCACCAAACACGGAATGCATAAACTTGAAAATACGGAGTTTTTTGGTTATATTTTCGGAAAGTTCGAGAGGATAAGAAAGAAGGAAATTGAATATGCACAGAATTTCCGTTAACTAGAAACAAAACAAAAATAGAAAAAGAATATGAATTTAGAACATGTAGACTTAGGTTTGCCAAGCGGTACACTTTGGGCAAAGTGTAATTTAGGTGCAGAAAAGGAAAGTGACTTTGGTTTGTACTATCAGTGGGGTGATACACAGGGTTACTCTGGTGTTGATGAACACCAGTTCAATTGGAGCGACTACAAGTTGAGAATGTCTGGTAATCTAACCAAGTACAGCGAGAACGATACAAAGTTAATTCTTGAGAATGAGGACGACCCTATTTTTGTTGCAACTAAGGGGAAGCTTAAGACACCAACAAAAGAACTGTTGCAAGAGTTGATTGACCACACCAACCATGAGTGGACAACTATTGATGCTGTTGAAGGTATGAAGTTTATCAACAAGAAAGATGATACAAAGTACATCTTTATTCCTGCGGCTGGTGGCTGCAGCAATGGTAGTCATATCGCCGTAGGCTCTTGGGGCAACGTCTGGTCTGCCTCTCGCGATGAGTCTTACGTGAACTACGCATGGGGTATGGGCTTCGTTGCAGATGCTGTAGGTGTGGATTACCACAACAACCGTTGCATCGGTTACTCTGTGCGCGGAGTTACTGTTCCTCAGGCAGAAACCTTTGATGAGATTGATGACACCGATGACGGACAACCTGTCGACCTTGGTCTGCCAAGTGGTACACTTTGGGCAAAATGTAATTTAGGCGCAAAAAAGGAAACTGACTTTGGTTTGTACTATCAGTGGGGAGATGTAGAAGGCCATAGTCTTACTGATGGTTATGATGTTTCATGGGGAACATATAAATATAAGTTTATTCCAACGAAATACAGTGTTGTTGATGACCTTATCGCACTTCAAAACGAGGACGATGCAGTCTTCGTTGCTACTGAAGGTCAAATGATAATACCGACGAAGTATCAGTTGGAAGAATTAGTTGCTAACACTAACCATGAGTGGACAAGTATTAATGGTGTTAATGGCATGAAGTTCTCGAATAAAAATGATTCTGATAAATATATCTTCATTCCTGCTGGTGGCTGTCGTCTTAACGAAGAAACTGATGGTATTTCAAAATGGGGTGTTTTATGGTCTGCATGTAGACATATGGAATGTGACGCAGCAGCAGAGAATTTTTCTTTTAATTCGAAGGATATGATTGTCTTATTTAACTTTCGTGATTTAGGTTGTAATTTACGTGGAGTAGTTAATCATAAGTGAAAGAATAAATATGGAATATGTAGATTTAGGTTTGCCAAGCGGTACACTTTGGGCAAAGTGTAATTTAGGTGCAGAAAAGGAAAGTGACTTTGGTCTCTTCTATCAGTGGGGTGATACACAGGGTTACAAAGGTGTTGATAGACACCAGTTCAGTTGGGACGATTACAAGTACGGAAATGATGATAGCATAACCAAGTATAACAATACTGATGATAAGTTGGTTCTTGATAACGAAGATGACCCTGTGTTTGCCGCAACTAATGGAAAGTTTAGTTCACCAACAAAAGAACAATTCGAAGAGCTACGAGACCACACCAATCACGAGTGGATAGAGATTGATGGTGTCAATGGTATGAAGTTCATCAACAAGAATGATGATACAAAGTACATCTTTATCCCTGCGGCTGGTGATTGCAGCTATGGTGGTCATTACGACGTAGGCTTTTGGGGCAGCGTATGGTCTGCTTCTCGCGATGAGTCTGGTGCAAACTTCGCATGGCACATAGCCTTCGGTGCAGGTGGTGTAGGCGTGTACCACTACGGTCGTTGCTACGGTTTCTCTGTGCGTGGAGTTGTTGTTCCTCAGGCGAAAACCTTTGATGAGATTGACGACACCGATGATGGGAAAACCGTCGACCTTGGTCTGCCAAGTGGAACAAAGTGGATGAAGAGCAACATCGGTGCGACGAAGCCATCTGACTTCGGCAAGTTCTTCCAATGGGGTGACACACAAGGTTACTCTGGCGTTGACGAACATCAGTTCGACTGGAGCGATTATAAGTACGGAACGTCATGGGACAACATAACCAAGTACAACGACACCGACCAACTCACAGTCCTTGAGTCCAGCGATGATTCGGCTGTTGCTGCAACAGGTGGAGGAGTTTCCATGCCCACGAGAACCCAACTTATAGAACTTATTGGCAACACCGAACACAGGTGGCTGCGTCTTGCAAACGGTGTCAATGGTATGAAGTTCTGGAAAAAGGGTACGGAGGAGCCTACTGATGGTAACTCCTACATTTTCATTCCTGCGGCTGGCTATTGCAGCAATGGTAATCATTACGACGTAGGTTCTTGGGGTCGCGTCTGGTTCGCCTCTCGCACTGAGTCTAGCGCAGGCCATGCATGGTCTATGCTCTTCAATGCGAGTGATGTAGGTATACTCATCTACGGCCGTTGCTTCGGTCTTTCTGTGCGCGGAGTTGTTGTCCCTCAGACAGAAACCTTTGATGAGATTGATGACACTGATGACGGACAGCCCGTTGACCTTGGCTTGCCAAGTGGGACAAAGTGGATGAAGAGCAACATCGGTGCGACGAAGCCATCCGACTTCGGCAAGTTCTTCCAATGGGGCGACACACAGGGTTACGAAGGTGTTGATGAACACCAATTCAACTGGGATGATTACAAGTATGGTTCTTGGGATAAGTTAAGTAAATACAACAAGACCGACAACAAGTTAATTCTTGATAACGAAGATGACCCCGTATTCGTTGCTACTGATGGAAAGTTTAGTTCACCGACAAAAGAACAGTTGCAAGAACTTATCGACTGCACTAATCATGAGTGGACAGAGGTTGATGGTGTCAATGGTATTAAGTTCACTAATAAGAAAGATGCAGCCAAATACATCTTCATCCCTGCGACTGGCTATTGCTACAATGGTAGGCATCTCGACGTAGGCTCTTGGGGTGGTGTCTGGTCTACATCTCACCTTGGGTCTGACGCAAGCTACGCGTTGTACGTGGGTTTCGATGCAGGTGATGTCTACATGAGCAGCAACCTCTACCGTTGCCTCGGTTACTCTGTGCGTGGAGTTGTTGTTCCTCAGGCGAAAACCTTTGATGAGATTGACGACACCGATGATGGGAAACCCGTCGACCTCGGTCTACCAAGCGGAACCAAATGGATGAAGAGTAACATTGGCGCAACGAAGCCATCTGAGTTCGGCAAGTTCTTCCAATGGGGTGATACACAGGGTTACGAAGGTGTTGACGAACACCAGTTCTACTGGAGTGATTACAAGTACGGAACGTCATGGGAGAACATAACCAAGTACAATGACACCGACCACCTCAAACTCCTTGAAGCTAGCGATGATGCTGTCACAGGTGGAGGAGGCTCCATGCCAACGAAAGACCAACTTCAAGAACTTATCGACAACACAAATCATGAGTGGGTGAGGTTGGAAAATGGTGTCAATGGCATGAAGTTCGTAAACAAGAGCGATGACACCAAGTATATTTTCATCCCTGCGGCTGGCTATTGCAGCGATAGTACTCCTTACGACGATGGCTCTTGGGGCTACGTCTGGTCTGCCTCTCGCGATGAGTCTAGTGCAAACTACGCATGGTACATGCTCTTCGATGCAGGTGTTGTTGTCATGAACAACCTCAGCCGTTGCTACGGTTACTCTGTGCGCGGAGTTGTTGTACCTCAAACCGAAACCTTTGATGAGATTGATGACAGTGATGACGGACAACCTGTTGACCTTGGTCTGCCAAGTGGTACGTTGTGGATGAAGTCCAACCTTGGAGGTGACAAGCCTTCTGACTTTGGACTCTTCTACCAGTGGGCTGATACTGAAGGATACGCAGGCGTTGATGAACATCAGTTCAGTTGGGAAGACTACAAGTGGGGAAACTACAATAGTCTAACCAAGTACAACAACACCGACCAACTCACGCTTCTTGAATCCAGCGACGATTCGGCTGTTGCCGCAACAGGTGGACAACCCTCCATGCCAACGAAGGCTCAACTTGAAGAGTTGAAGAACAACACTGAACACAGGTGGCTGCGCCTTGCAAACGGTGTCAACGGTATGAAGTTCTGGAAGAAGGGCACGGAGGAGCCTACTGATGGTAACTCCTACATCTTCATTCCTGCGGCTGGCAATTGCCTCATTGGTAGTCATTTCGGCGTAGGCTCTTGGGGCTTCGTCTGGTCTGCCTCTCGCAATGAGTCTCTCGCGAACTACGCATGGGGCATGCTCTTCAGTGCAGGTAGTGTAGACATGGACAGCGACATCCGTTGCAA